ANANTAGATCGTAATCTGAATTTAGTGATGCAAGTTCAGACCGCCAAAAATGGCTTAGTTTATATCCATTCAGCATCAATTGGCAGGTCTGTTTTTGAACAGTTTTACTTAGAGTTAGGCAAAGTATTTAGTCAATGCTTTGATAGTGTTAATCAAGCCCATTTAGCCCTATCTGCGCCACAACTAGCCTATCCTGCACTCAAGTCAATTGCGACTAAGGCAGGTAACTGGGATGGTGCTGGTGGGGTTAAATTTGGTCTGATAAATGAAATTATTAGATTAACCAATGTTGTTTTTGCTGGTGAAAATGGTTGGGAAACTTTACCATTTGATGTTGCAGTAAAGCGTGAAATATTGGATGAAGATGAGGAAGCGGAAACGCTTAGTTCTTTAGTTTTTTTTACAGCAATCTCCAAGGTAGCACCCAAGGATCTGAAAAATTCTTTCTTGGAGATGGCTGGGTCACTAAGGAATTGGGAACTCACATTATTGGATTGTATGGCGTACATCACTTCTTTGCCGACATTGACCAAAAAAGGCAATTCTGGAAAGAAAGTGAAGGAATCATCTCTTATATCTTAGACTTTTTAAGTAATGAGGGTTTTGGTGATTTAATGCGTGAAGCTGGCGGTAAATGGGAAGATTCACAAGAATATCGTAATCGCCATTTAATTAAGGCTATTAACAATAGGTCGTTTTTTTAACTGAGAAAAAAATATGGCAACAAAATCGGTTATTGAAATAGACATCCTTGATGAAAAATTTCAAGCATTTACTAAAGAGTTTGAAAAATTACAAAAAGCTGTAAAAAATATGCCCGGAGATTGGCAAAATGCCTTTTCTGGTGCTGAAAAAGGCGCAAAATCTGTTGCTGATGGAATTAAAAAGTCTGAAAAAAATCAAAAAGATTTTAATAAATCAATTTCAGATGGCAATTATCATTTAAAAAATGCGGCTAGAACTGCATCAGGCATTGCTAAAAGTATGGCTGATACAGCCGTTTCAGCGGCAAAATGGATTGCTTTTGGAGCTATTGGCGGTGGTTTTGGTTTGGCTGGTATTGCCTCTAATGCCAGCGACTACAGGCGTAGAGCGCAAGGTCTAGGGACTACTACAGGCGATTTAAGAGCTTCTGAAACAAATTTAAACAAATATGTTGATTTAAATACTGTATTAACAAACATTACTGCTTTGCAACATGACATTACTCAATCTTTCTTTTTGGGAAGATTGGGTGGTACTAGGGCTGGAAATCCAGTAGATCAATTAGAAACTGTAATGAGCAATGCAATTCAAGATTTTGTTGCTCATGGAAAAGATATTAATTATGCCCAAAATGTGGGTTTAACTAAGATTTTTTCCCCTGAAGAACTTATTAGACTTTCATCTCTTTCAGCATCAGAATTGACTAAAACTTTTCAACAATTGGCGGCAGATAGAGATAAATTTAAAATTGATGACAAAATTAGTCGTGATTGGCAAAATTTTTGGGTTCAATTGAGTAGAGCAGGTCAAAATATTCAAGTTTTATTAATTGATAAGCTTAAAGATTTAGCAGAACCTTTAACTGAGTTATCTAAATCAATATTAGAGGCTATAGATTCTTTTCTTAAAAATAAAGAAATAGGACAATGGATTAAAAGTTTTGGTGAATCTATTAAAGAATTTGGTGCTTATTTAAGCACCCCTGAATTTAAACAAGATATTGAAGATTTTGTAACTAATATTGGAGCGATGGCTGAAGCTATTGCTAATATTCTTAGAAAAATAGGAATTGTTCCAGAAAAAACTTATAAAGTTACTCAAAATGATATAACCGCTGTGCAAACAGCAAAACCAGAATTAAAACCAGAACAAGCAAAAAAAGTTGCACAAGATATAAATACACAAAGAAGATATGCAATTGACAGATTTGTTTCAGCAAATGTTCCATTACCTGTTGCAATTGGTTTAGCCGCAAATATTGAAGCTGAAAGCAGTTGGAATATAGGTGCTGAAAATAAAGGACATTTTGGTTTAGGTCAATGGGATGCAACAAGGCAAAAAGATTTTGAAAAATTTGCTGGTCATAATATTAAATCTTCAAATGTTAATGAACAACTTGATTTCTTTATTTATGAAATGAATAATAAAGAAAAGAAAACTTGGGATGAAATTAGCAAAGCTTATGTTAATAAAGGAACTTATCAAGATTACACAAGAATTATTGGTAAAGAATATGAAAGATTTGGTAATGATCCAAAAGAATTTGGAAGAAGAAGTGATATTGCCAATCGAATAGCTAGTGATGCTCATGTTCAGGTGATTATTAATAATAATACTGATACTAATGTTGCGGTAAAACAGTTGGGAAATAGATAATGTCAAATACTTCTGTAGAACAATCAGTATTTCAGTTAGCTTATGAAATATCTCCTATTTTATTAACGGATGGAATATTAGGGGCTGTTGTACCTTTTCCTATTACAGCTATTACTGAAGCATTAGATGTGCCGGGAATTGCAAATAAAGAATTTTTTGCTCACTTTAAACCTTTGCCGGGAAGCACTTTGGCAGACTGGCAAGTAGCAGAATATCCTTTTGCAAGCATGGCTGTAGCCGCTAATGCAGTTGTTCAAAATCCTTTAAAAATAAGTATGTTAATGGTATGTCCAGCACAAAATGATGGTGGGTATATTTTTAAACAAGCTCAGTTAACGCTTTTGCAATCCGTTATTCAAAATCATGTGGCTTCTGCTGGGACTTTTACAGTTATTACTCCTGCTTACACTTATACAAATTGTTTGCTTACCTCATTAAGGGATGTAACAAGCCCTAGTGATAAACAAGTTCAATTTATGTATCAATGGGATTTTGTGCAACCTTTAATTACCATTTCTGGTGCTACATCTGTTCTTGGTAATTTAATGCAAAAAGTAACTAATGGTACGGCAGTTTCAACTTTAACAGGATGGGCTGGTTAATGACTACATTAATTACTTTTACCCCTTCCAATATATCCTCATTTCAATTTAATCCAACTTTAGATGGAATTACCTATATTGCAACTTGTACATGGAATTTGTATGGGGAAAGATATTACATCAATATTTATACACAAAATAGAACTTTAGTTATGAGTAGACCAATTATTGGATCTCCAGATAACTATGATATTAATTTAATAATTGAATATTTTTCAACATCTACTATGGTTTATAGAACCAGTAGCAATCAATTTGAAATTAATCCGTAATGCGTTACTACACAATAGTAATCACTCCAAACCCTGCTACTGGAGCATATTTTGATCCTATTGTTTATACATCAGTAGGAGCATTAGGTGATAATTATTCAGCATTACAACTTGATTTAGACATTTATCAATCTTATTTTCATCAACCAGCACCATTAGGTTCTTTAACTCTTTATGGGGTATCTTTTGAAGAATTAAATCAAAGCGCAAATTTTGTAGGTTCATTTATTAAAGTTTACTTGGGTATGACGCCCGGACTTCCTTTTGCTAATGCAAGTCAAGCTGGTCTTGTAGTTTCTGGAACTATTTTGCAATCATTTGGGAATTGGCAAGGAAACAATGTTTCATTATCTTTAATAATTACTGCTTCTGAAATTGATCCTACAACTGATATTAATTTATCATTTAATTGGGAAAAAGGTCAAAAGTTAGAACAAGCTGTAAAACAAACATTATCAATTGGATACAATACTCCAATTGATAATATTCAAGGTGGATTTAGTCAAGACCTTATATTTACTGAAGTACAAACAGCAGTATTTACAAATATAAATACATTTGCATCTTGGGTTAATACTATAAGCAAAGCTATTAATCCTAGTCCAAATTATTTTGGAGCTTCTATTACCTGTACTTCTTCTGGATTTCTTTTATCTGATGGCAGAGAACTACAAACAGAAGTAAAAATGATTGATTTTACTGATCTAATTGGTAATATTACTTGGTTAAGTCAAGCAACTATTTCAGTAAAAGTGGTTATGAGGGCTGATTTAGAACCGGGAATGTATATAAAATTTCCTTATTTAGCCCCCGTTGTTAATACAGCTACTTTTGCTCAAGCAAGAAATCAAGTTTCATTTCAAGGTGTTTTTAGAATTTCTCAACTTCGTCATCAAGGATCTAGTAGACAAGCTAGTGCTGATAGCTGGGTTACTGTTATTGAGGCAACAATACCTGCTGAACCATTATATTTAAACTTTAATATTTAATGAAAAATTTTTCTCAAAAAATTCCTCTTACTAATTCATTAAGCAATTTCACTAAACAAGAAGTGAATAATGGATTATCTAATCTTGGTCAAATTTATCCTTGTAAAGTTATTTCAGTAGGATTAGATGGTTCTGGAAATACTGTAGTTACAGTTAATTTTGAGATAAATCCAGTTTCATCTACTGGATCTCCAATAACTTTTCCACCAGTAACTATGCCTATTGCTGAAAGTCAATACATAAGAATACCTGTACAAGTTGGTGATGCTGGAATTGCTATATCAGCTAGTGTTCGTTTAGGTGGAATTTCAGGTTTAGGTACTGGAAAAGCACCTTTAGCACCAGCAAGTAATTTAGGTGGATTAGTTTTTTTACCTATTAGCAATACAGCTTGGGAAACTTTAGATCCTAATGCAGTAGTTATTAGTGCTTCTAATGGAGCTATTATTCGTACCGATGATGGAAAAGCTGTTGTCACCATTGCAGACGATAAAATTACAATTGCCTACCAAAGCATTAATTTGGTAATAAATGGTAGCAATGTAACCATTAATGGAAATTTACAAGTTAATGGCACAATTAATTCTACTGGTGATATATCAGCAGGAAGTGTAACTATGAAAACTCATACACATCAAGTAGTTGGTGTACAGGGCGGTTCAAGCACTATTACCACAACAGTTGGAGCAGGATAATGAGAACTTATGGAATAGACCAAAATACTGGAAAATGGACTTTATTGACTCAAACTCCTATTACTGGTGCGGGAAATCCTACAATTACTGTTGTAAATAGTGTTTTAAATCAACAGTTAACTGTAACAAGCACTTTATACAATGCTTTAATTGGATTTTCTGATGGATCTTCCACAGTTAATAACAATGATATTTTGTTAAATGATGTGGTAAAAAACTTTTTGGGACAAACCATTTCCAATGTTTGGCAAGATATTACACAAGGGTTTACCCTAACATCAGCACCATCTAATAACAATATTGCATTGCAACAAGGTGGATTTATTTCATTTTTAGCTGATTATGGTTTAAATAGAGGTGAAGAAGTCATAGTAGATGCTGGATATATTTGGTTGGCTACTTTGGCTCAAACTTTAAGATTAAATACCAAAGAAAGTCCTTTTTATGCAAATTATGGAATATCTGCGGAACAATCGGTTCAAAGTCAAATTGCGCCTACTGTAGATATAACTAGAACGCAATCACAATTTGCGCCATATTTTTCTAGTTTAACCATCTATAAACAGCCAAATACAGCTAATCCAACTTATAATATTTCAGCAGTATTTTTAAATGGTACTACTGTTCAATCAGTTATAGCAACCTAGGAATAAATAATGGCAATAATTACTTCCGCAGGGGCAATCCCAAGTAGCCCTACTTCATTGTTAAATGCAGAAATAGCCTCAGCTACAGCACTTTCTCCGGGTTTAACAGCCAATCTTCCGGGTTCTTTAATTGAAGATATGGCTTCTACTGCTACTGGAGCAGTTGTAATTCAAGATCAAGCTTTTGTAGATCTAGTTAATTCTATTAGTCCATATACTGCAAATGAGCCTATTTTGTATGAATTAGGAGCAGTATATGGTGTTACTAGAGGTCAAGGTTCTAATACATCTGTTTATATAACTTTTACAGGAACTCCCGGATTTGTTATTCCGTCAGGTTTTGTTGTGTCTGATGGATCTTATCAATATGCTGTTCAAAATGGCGGTATAGTTGCTTCTAATGGTCAATCAACATCTTTATATTGTTTAGCTACTACTAGTGGATCTTGGGCTGTTCCAGAAGGTACAGTCACGCAAATTATTACTTCTATTCCTTCAGGGGTAACTTTAACTTGTACAAACTTGAGTACAGGTATTCCGGGTGCTTTTGCTCAAACTTTACAAGCTTATCAAGCTCAAGTTATTCAAGCTGGTAAAGCTATTGCTCAAGGTATGCCAACTTTCTTAAAAACTCAATTAGAAAGGGTTTCAGGAGTTCAATCCAGATTAATTTCAATTCAACAATCAGGTACAAATTGGCAAATTATTGTAGGAGGTGGTGATCCCTATGAAGTTGGATATGCTATTTATACAGGACTGTTTGATATAGCAAATATTGTAGGGTCTACTCTAAGTGCTACAGCAATCACTAATGCTACCAATGGAGTAGTAACTACCAATATTAACCATGAATTTTCTACTGGTCAGGTTATTACTATTGCCAGTTCTAATCCAAGTGCTTTTAATGGTACATATACTATTACAGTATTAACTGATACCACATTTCAATTAAATCACAATACCAGTTCTTCAGGGTCTTATGTTGGTGGAGCAATAATTACCCCAAATGAAAGAAACATTACTGTATCTATTAATGACTACCCAAATACATACAATATAACTTTTATTAATCCGCCAGCACAAACTGTTAATGTTTCATTGACTTGGAATACTATTTCTACTAATTTTGTATCCCCAACATCTGTTGCGGCGGCTGGAATCCCAGCAATTGTAAGTTATATTAATAGCATTACTGTTGGACAACCTATCAATGTCTATGAATTACAAGCTGTTTTTCAGGTTTCTGTACTTGATTTAATTCCAACTCCATTAATATCTAAGATGAATTTTGTTGTAGAAATTAACGGAACAGAAGTTTCTCCTGATAGTGGAACTGGATTAATATATGGTGATTCTCAATCATTCTTTGAAACTTCTAATGCGTTAGTTACTGTAGTTCAAGGATAATCATGGTTGAAACCATACTACCCGCATATCTTTATCAACAATATAATAATGATCCAGATTTATTAGCGTTTTTTACTGCATACAATAATACTTCTCAAGGCTATTTAGATCAAATAAATAGCTTAAATTTGCCTATTTATACTAAACAATCTAATAAATTGTTAGATTGGGTTGGAAATGGTATTTATGGTATTCCTAGACCAGTAATTCCTTTTGGAACTACAACACTTTCTGGTGGTGAATATGATGCAAATCCTTACGATACCATTCCTTATAATGAAGGAATTATCTCTGTAAATGGTATTCCTATTACTTCCATGTCTTGGTCAAGTTCTGGGGGTGGAACTGTTACAGGAACTACCGCAACTCCCCCTGTAGGAGTAGTAGTTGGTACAGTTTATATAGCCACAATTACGGGTGTTGTACCCTCTGGATACAATGGTGTTTATTCTCTTACCCAAACAGGCACAACCACTTTTACTTACTCTTTACCTGTAAATCCGGGATCTGTTACTACTCAAGGGCAATTAGGATACACAGTTTCCCCTGCAACAGATGATGTTTACAAAAGAGTAATTACTTGGAATTTTTATAAAGGCGATGGGTATCAATTTAATACTCGTTGGCTTAAAAATAGAATTTATAGATTTTTAAATCAAGAAAATGGAATTTCAACTCCAATACCCAACACTTATAAAATTGGGGTAACTTTTTCTTCGGGAAATAATGTGGCTATTGTTGTCGATCCTACCATTAATAGTTATGCTCCAGTTTTAAGCGCATTAATTAATTCTGGGGCTTTACAACTACCTTTTCAATATACATTTACCATATCTTACTGATACAATAAGATAAATTTTAGGGGCTATATATGTCTATTTTGCTGTTTGCTAACAATATTCAAACTACCCTAGCATCAAGTATAACCTCGGTTCAAACCTCTATTACTTTGGTTTCTGCGGCTGGATTGCCAAATCCATCTTCAGGTCAATATTTTGTAATGACTTTTACCAATGGTGCAACCAACGAAGTTGTTTGGGTTACCAATGTTACAGGAAGCGTAATTACCTGTATTCGTGCTCAAGAAGGAACTTCTGCACAAACTTTTGCCGCAGGATCTTATGCTAGTTGTTTTCCAACTGCTGGAACAATGCGGGATTTAGTTCAAATAGATCAATTGCAAAATGGAGCATATACTTTTACTAATGGTGCTGGAACAGCCAATGCTTTAACAGCTACTATTGCTTCTAATTTAACTGTTGTTCCTAATGGTTTTCAATTTATACTTAATGCCTCTAATGCAAATACTAACGCCGCTACCCTTAATTTAACTTTAAATCCTACTATTAGTGGAGCATCTCCTGTTAGTACAGGGGCTTTGCCAATACTTCAAAATGGTACTTTCCCATTAACTGGCGGTGAAATTACAGGAGCAAACTATCTTTGTTTGTTTACTTATAACGCTAATTACAATGGTAGTGCTGGTGCTTTTGTACTGGAAAACCCTTATAACCCTGTAACTGGTGTTGTAGGTATTACTCAAGTTCAAGATCAATATTTTACTTATGCTTCTTCAGGTGGAAGTACTGATGCTTTAACTGTTAGTTTGCCAGCAGGATTAAGTGCTTTAACTGATGGTGCTGTTGTTACTTTTAGAAATGCTATTTCTTCAAATACAACAACAACCCCAACCTTAAATGTAACTTATGGCTCTACAGCCACAGGTGCAACTGTAATTAAAAAATACAACAATCAAGCTTTATCTGCTGGAGATACAGGGGGCGTAGGTTATGTTTGTCAATTAGTCTATAGTTCTTCTAACTCTGCTTGGATGTTATTAAATCCAGCCCCCGGTGCGGCAACAGGAGTTACATCTTTAATTGTTGGAAATTCAGGTATTGGCTTTAGTGGATATTCTGGTGTATCAGGCTATACAGGAGCAGTAACCGCCTATAATCAAGGCGTTTTAACAATAAATGGATCAAGCGGTGTAGCAGGTGCAGTAACATTAACTCCTGCAAGTATTGGAGCAGTATCTTTAAGTTCAAACACTCTTGCTTCACCAATAGGAATTGCGGTATCTGCTGTTGGTACTCAAGCATTTAATATAACTTCTGGTGGTTTTACTGGGGGAATATCTCCTACAAGTATTCAATTGTCTACTACTGGTTTGGGTATTCTTTCTGCTGTAGGTACTGGAATTACAATAGTTACTCCAAGTTTTGGTGCAAATGCCACTTTTAATGTTAGTGGATATAACTATCAAGGCAACAATGGTAGTGCATGGGCTACCACTTCTGATATAGCAGTTAAAACAAATATATCTTCAATAACAAATTCATTAGAAAAAATAAGCTCTTTAAAACCTAGTTATTTTGAGTATAAAAATGATCTTGGAAATGTAAAAGCTGGATTTATTGCTCAAGAATTTTCTGAAGTATTTCCTAATCTTGTACACGATCAAAATATTACAGAAGAATTTTTGCCTTTTGTTTCAAAAAATAAAAAAACTATTAAAGCAATTAGTCCAGAATTAATGCCTTATTTGGTAGGGGCTATTAAAGAATTAAATTTAAAAGTAGCACAATTAGAAACCACTATTAATATTCAAGCCGCCTATATTGCGGCATTACAAGCAAAGGTCTAATATGACAAATCCTACAAATTATGGTAGCCCAATTAAAGGTACTATTACTACTGGAACTACCGATGTTATTACTCTAACAAATGTTCAATATCCAGCTTCAATTGCTTTAAATTCAACTAGCGGTGGCAGAGCCATAGCCATTTCTTTTGGTGAAGGAACTGGTTTTTATACAATTACTCCAACACTTACAGCATCAGATCAAATTGTTTCTGTTTTAACTTATCCAGTAACAAAAATTCGTGTAACAGGTACTTCTGGCGATACTTATACCATTATCTAAAGGATTGCCATGACCACTTTGTTATTTGCTAACCAAGCACAAACAACACTAGCTTTACCAGTTGGGTTTACTCAAACCACTATTACAGTTGCTAGTGGTACAGGGCAATACTTTCCACAACCAATTGCTGGGCAAGCTTTTAAGCTTACTTTAATTAATGCTATTAATGATCTTGTTACTGAAATTTGTAATGTAACCAATGTTAATGGTGATGTATTCACAGTTGAAAGAGCACAAGAAGGAACTGTTCCCCATGAATGGGTAAAAGGTGATTTTGCCGCAAACTTAGTAACTGCTGGAACAATGGATGCTTTTGGACAAGGTTATTCAGTTAGCGGTCAATCTGGCTACAGCGGTTATTCTGGTTTTTCTGGCGATAGTGGCATTTCAGGTTTTTCAGGATTTAGTGGAATAGATGGAATTAGTGGTTTTTCAGGTCAGTCTGGATTTTCTGGTGAAAGTGGTTTGTCTGGATTTTCTGGTNAAAGTGGATATTCTGGCGATTCAGGTATCTCTGGCTACTCAGGTTTTAGCGGTTTTTCTGGTGATCTTGGTAATTCTGGTTATTCTGGATTTAGCGGAATTTCTGGAGAAATTGGTATTTCAGGATTTAGTGGTTTTTCTGGACAAGATGGTCAATCAGGTTACTCAGGTCAAGACGGACAATCAGGCTATAGCGGTATAGACGGACAATCTGGTTTTTCTGGACAAGATGGTCAATCAGGATTTAGTGGTCAAGATGGACAATCTGGTATTAGTGGCTACTCTGGTGATTCTGGAATTTCAGGTCAAGATGGTTTATCAGGTTTCTCTGGTGATAGCGGTTTTTCAGGGATTGGTGATTCAGGATTTAGTGGATTTTCTGGTGATTCTGGAATTTCAGGTCAAGATGGTTTATCTGGTTTTTCTGGACAAGATGGACAAAGCGGTTATTCAGGCATAGATGGGCAGTCAGGCTATTCAGGCATAGATGGCTTATCTGGCTATAGTGGACAAGATGGTTTGTCTGGAGATAGCGGTTTTAGCGGTATTGATGGCACATCTGGCTATTCTGGTGATAGTGGTATTTCTGGATATTCTGGCGATTCAGGTATCTCTGGTTTTTCTGGAGATAGCGGTATTTCTGGTTTTTCTGGTGATAGCGGTATTTCAGGTTTTAGTGGAATAGATGGTACATCTGGTTTTTCTGGTTATAGTGGGGCGCAAGGCGCATCTATTAATATAAAAGGTTCTGTGCCTACTTCAGCAGACCTTCCTCTTATTGGCAATCAACCTAATGATGCTTACATCACTACTGATACTGGTGATCTTTGGATTTGGAATGGTACTTCATGGTTTGATGCTGGAACTATTGTAGGGGCATCAGGTCAATCTGGTTTTTCTGGATTTAGCGGTATTAGCGGCTTTAGTGGATTCTCTGGAATTAGTGGTTACTCAGGTATTAGTGGTTTCTCTGGAATATCTGGTTACAGCGGATCTGGCGTATCAGGATTCTCTGGATCAGGAATTTCAGGGTTTTCAGGCATATCTGGNTTTAGNGGAANTTCTGGATATTCTGGACAAAATGGATTATCTGGTTTTTCTGGNCAAAATGGATTATCTGGTTTTAGCGGTGCTAGTGGAATTTCAGGATTTAGCGGTCAAGTTGGAACTTCAGGATTTTCAGGAATTAGTGGTTATTCTGGATATAGCGGAACTTCTGGATATTCAGGATTTAGCAATAAATATGCAACAACAAGTACAGATCCAGATTTTGCTTTAGGTGATATAAGTGGTGCAATTATTGTTGGTACAGGATTAAGCTGGACTNTTGGACAAACTGCTGTTATTGCTTATGATATTTCAAATTATGCTGATGTAACAGTTACAGCATATAACCCATCAACAGGATTATTTTCTTTTAATGTAAATAGTTTTGCTGGTATGGGAACATATCCTTGGAATATTAATTTACAAGGAGCTACAGGAACATCTGGCTATTCAGGTTTTAGCGGAATAAGTGGTGATAGCGGTATTTCTGGATATTCTGGTAGCGGAATAAGTGGTTTTTCTGGATATTCTGGAGCAACAGTTTCAGGATTTTCTGGATATTCTGGTAGCGGAATAAGTGGATTCTCTGGTTCTGGTATTTCTGGATTCTCTGGTTCTGGTATTTCTGGTTTCTCTGGATTTAGCGGATCTGGTGTATCTGGTTTCTCAGGATTCTCTGGTTACTCTGGCGCACAAGTTTCTGGATTCTCTGGTTTTTCAGGTATCTCTGGATATTCAGGTGTAGCAGTATCAGGCTATTCTGGATTTTCAGGAATTAATGGAACAAGCGGTTTTTCTGGTTACTCAGGGATTGGTACTTCAGGCTACTCAGGAATTGGAACTAGTGGATTTAGTGGATATTCAGGTATATCAACAACCACAAGTGCAGACAATACTTGGACAGGAACTCAAACATTTAATGGAACTAGTTCAAAATTAGCTACAGTTTTATTGGATGCCGCTGAAACTGTAAATATTGTTGCTAGTTATCCTTCTTCTACTCAAAACTATTATTTGAATAGTGGAGCTGTTCAGTACTACACAAGCAATGCGGCTAATAACTGGATTATTAATTTAGTATTTAGCTCTGGTACAACAATGGGTTCAGCTTTATCTACAGGTCAATCAGTAACAATGGCTTTATTAACAACTCAAGGATCGTCAGCTTTTTATAATACTGCTATTCAAATTGATGGCAGTACAGGTAGCGTAACAACCAAATGGCAAGGTGGTGCTCCTACTGCTGGTAATGCTAGTGGAATTGATGTATATACCTATACTATTATTAAAACTGCTTCAACCCCAACCTATACTGTTATTGCTTCTTTAACTCAATTTAAAACTTAACTATGCCAACAATCATTACTAGAGGAAGTGCTTCTGCTAGAGCCTATGGTTTTGGAGCTAGTAGTGCTGGCGGCGCAGTTTCAGCTTCTTATTTGGTAGTGGCTGGCGGCGGTGTCGGTGGTCAAAATGCTGGTGGCGGTGGTGGTGCTGGTGGATTATTAGCAAATACTGCTACTTTTTGCCCTTTAAAAGCATACACAATTACAGTAGGTGCTGGCGGTTCTTGTTATTCTAACGGAGCAAATTCTGTAATTTCAGGAACAGGTTTTACTACTTTAACCGCTATTGGTGGTGGTAAAGGTGCATCATTTGCAGGATCTTCAATAGGGTCTAATGGCGGTTCTGGCGGCGGGGGATTAGGGGGAAAAACTTGCTATAGTTGTGCGGCTTGTGTGGCGGGAGGTTCTGGAACTTCTGGACAAGGCTACGCTGGTGGATCAGGACTTCCATTTTGCGGAAGCTATACAAGATGTGCTGGGGGTGGTGGCGGCGGCGCAGGGGCTGTAGGGCAAAATGCTCCATATAACGCAAACCCAAATATTCAAAGTGGTGGTAATGGTGGTATTGGCGTAGCATCATTAATTACAGGGACTTCTACTTATTATGCTGGCGGTGGTGGTGCTGGCGGTGCTTATTCTGGAATTAACGGAGTAGGAGGATTAGGTGGAGGGGGAACAGGCGGTCATCGAAACTCAAATACACAAGCTACCGCTGGAACTGCTAATACTGGCGGCGGTGGTGGCGGTAATTCTAATAATTGTGCTCAAGGTGGGTTCGGCGGTTCAGGCGTTGTTATTCTCTCATATTGTTCTCCACAAAAATTTAATGGTGGAACTATAACCACTTCTGGCGGTAAAACAATTCACACATTTACTTCTTCAGGTAGTTTATATAGCCTTAACTGTATTTCATCTTCTTACTTAGTTGTTGCTGGTGGTGGTGGAAGTCAATACCTTGGAGCTGGTGGTGCTGGAGGTTTATTAACTGGAACTGTAGTTTTAAGTACTTCAACTACTTATACAATTACTGTTGGTGCTGGTGGAGCAGCGGTTAATGGTTCAAATTCTGTTTTATCTGGAACTGGACTTACGACACAAACTGCTGTAGGTGGTGGAGCACCAAATGCGAGTATTGGCGCAGGAGTTGCGGGCGGTTCTGGTTCAGGGGCATCAAACGATAATGCGGGAACTAATGCTACATTTTCTGGTGGTGCTGGAACTTCTGGACAGGGTAATGCTGGTGGCGGATTTAATACTTTAAGTAGGGTTGGCGGAGGCGGTGGTGGTGCTGGAGCTGTAGGCGGAGATGCGCTTGCAAATAGATCTGGCGGTGCTGGTGGAAATGGATTGCAATCCTCAATTACTGGTACAGCAACTTATTACGCTGGCGGTGGATCAGGCGGTAATGCTAGCAGTCCAGGTTCATCTGGCACTCCGGGTCTAGGTGGTGGTGGTCAAGGTGGTCAAAATTCGGGTTGTAACGGGTGTGCAAATACTGGTGGCGGAGCAGGGGGTAATTGGAGTGGTGTTGTAGCTAGCGGTGGTTCTGGCGTTGTTATTATTTCTTATTGTTCGCCTGAAAAGTTTTTTGGTGGAGTTTATTCAACGTCTGGTGCTAAATCAATTCATAAATTTATTTCTTCTGGTTCTTTAGCGCCTTTAAATCCTGCTAGTGGCTCATTTACTGCAAATTATTTAATTGCTGGCGGCGGTGGTGGTGGTGGAAAATTTGGTGGTGGTGGTGGTGGTGCTGGAGGTTTATTAACCTGTTCAACAACTATTACAAAAGGCACTACTTATATAGTAACTGTAGGTTCTGGTGGATCTGGAGGAACTGGAGGTTCTTCTTCATATACACAAGCTACAAATGGTTCTAATTCTTCTGTTTTTAGTTTAACTGCTATTGGTGGTGGTCGAGGTGGCGGTGGTGGTTCGTCTTATGGATCTTCTTATCGAAACGGAGCATCCGGTGGTTCTGGAGGTGGTGGTGGCGGAGCATCTTTTTCAGGTTCTGGTGGCACACCTACTGCTGGTCAAGGGTATGCTGGCGGTTCTAGTGGAAGTAATTTAGGTGGTGGTGGTGGCGGTGCTGGATCTGTTGGTACAGACAGGTATTTTTCCTGTGCAGGTAATGGTGGTAACGGATTAACATCTTCAATAACTGGAGCTTCTTTATATTATGCTTGCGGTGCTGGTGGTGGTAGTCATGGATCTTCAGGAATTGGTGGTAATGGTGGCAATGGCGGAGCTTGTTCCCAAAATGCGACAAATGGTGTAATTAATACTGGAAGTGGTGGTGGTGGTGGTCAAGGTGGCTGTAGCTGTCAAACTTCTGGATCAGGTGGTTCTGGCATAGTAATTATTAGTTCTTGCTATACTGCTTGTACTGTAACTGGGTGTATTACTATGTCCAAAAATGGTAGTAAATATGTTTATACATTTACTGGTTCTGGCTCAATTAAATATTAATAGGTAAAAAAAATGTCTCATTTTGCAAAAATTGAAAACGGAATTGTTACCCAAGTTATTGTTATAGAACAAGATGTTCTTAATACTGGCTTATGGGGTGATCCCAAAGATTGGATTCAGACTTCATATAACACTCATGGTGGACAACACCCAGAAGGCAGACCTTTAAGAGGTAATTTTGCTGGTGTAGGCTATACATACGATGCGGTTAATGATGTATTCTATGCTCAAAAACCTTACCCATCTTGGATTCTTTCTAAAACCGCATGGACTTGGGAAGCTCCAGTATCAAAGCCTGAAGATGATAAGATATACAGATGGAATGAAGAAACTGTTTCTTGGGTAGAAATAACGCCATAATATTTGCTGTAAATCAAAACCTCATAGGGCTTTTATTACATAATAAAAGCTCTATTTAATTAAGGAATTAAAGTGAGTGATGCCACAAAAACAGAAGTTGTTGGTACTGAAGAAAATAACCAACTACAAGTTTTTCAATATTTTCCTTCTTTAGTTTATATCATTGAAAAACTTGAATTTTTAAATGATGCTAAAGCTGCTTGTAAAAAAGCAGTAGCTAAACGCAAAAAAGATGTTAAAAAACTAGATGAAATTTATCCTGTTTATATGACAGACAACCTTTTTGAATATAAAGGAATGGATAAATTATCTGCTTATATTGCACAAACAGCATGGAATATCCTTAATGAACAAGGTTATGCTATGAATAACTTTAGCACAGTTTTTAGTGAATTTTGGTGTCAAGAACACTATAAACACTCGGCAATGGATCAACACATTCATGGATTTGGATCACAAATTATAGGTTTTTACTTTACAGAAACCCCTAAAGACTGCTCTAGAGTAGTATTTCATGATCCAAGACCAGCTAAAGTTCAGATTAATCTTCCTGAAAAAGATATGGCTCAAGCTACCCCTGCAAGTTCAATGATTAACTTTGAACCTAAACCCGGAATGTTAATGTTTACTAATGCCGCATTAGCACATTCTTTTACTCGTCATGCTTCTAATAAACCAATTCAGTTTATTCATTTTAATTTAAGCATTGTTCCTGCACAACAAGAAGCTAGTTGTCCTTCCCCAGTAGAAGTAATATGAACCATTACCGAATTCGTTTTAATAAGTCTAGGGGGCAAGAAGGTAGAGGCTCTAAAGATCATGTATGGAGGGTTTTTGAAGGTGATAAAGAATATCTTTTTAAACATCTTCAAATCAATGTACCAATTATTGATGAAAAAGAAGCAAATGGTGAAGATTGGAATATTGCTTGTGATGGCATATTATCTATTGACAAAAATACATCAACTGCCATAATTAATGGAAATGAAATATAGTGTTGTAATACCAACCTATAATAATTGTGAAAAATACTTAAAACCTTGTATTGATTCAATTATTAAATATAGTGAAATGACCGACATCCAGTTGGTCATTTCTGCTAATGGCTGTACTGATAATACAGAAGCCTATTTAACCTATTTAGCTACTGCCATACCCCATTTAAGCTATACCATCTCTAAAGAACCATTAGGTTTTGCTAANGCTGTAAATGATGGTATTGAAATTGCTGATGGAGAAAAAATTGTGTTGTTAAATAATGACACAATTCTTTTAAACCANCCTAAAAATCGTTGGCTGNAATGGNTAGATCAAGGGGATGTGAATTATGTTTTGGGGCAATACTCACCAATTACNCAAAGACGATTTGGCATTTTCTTTTGTGTAATGATTGATCGCAAAGTTTTTAAAACTGTTGGACTGTTAAATGAAAATTATGAAACTGGTGGCTGTGAAGATATAGAGTTTTGCTATAAAGCTGAAAATGCAGGGTTTACCCTAGTAGAGTGTTCAAACAATAATACATACCCCATATACCATAAGGCTGAAGGAACAATGCACGATCCTGCATTGGTACAAGATTGGAAACAAAAGTTCCATGCCAATGAGTTAAAACTGGCTAAAAAATACAATATAGATTATTACCGCTATTTGTTATCAAATAACTATGAAAGAGCAGTATTTTTAAAAGGTGATGTAGTATTTCCAAGAGAAACCCAACGCTATGAATGGGCGGCAAAAAATTTATTAGATGGTTCAATTTTTGAATTAGGATGCACAACAGGTTATGGAATCCAATACCTTCCAACTAAGCATGGTTATCTTGGTCTTGACTATGACCCTATCATTGTTAATGTCGCACAACAACAACAATGGGCAAAAACCGCAAGATTTGTTTCTGCCGATATTAATGTATTTGAGTTGGATTTCTATACTAATATCATTGCTTTTGAAGTCATTGAACACTTAGATAATGGCTTAGAAGTTGTAGAAAAGCTTAAAGCTCATTGCAAACGANTATTAATTACAGTTCCTTGGAATGANCCTAAAGGCTTCTGGGGTGAACATCATAAACTGCATGGTCTAAATGAAAGTCATTTCCCCGGTTTTGAGTTTGAATACATTAGTCACGCTGGTGATATATCTAGCCTTCCACAAGCCATTGATGCCAACAATCTATCCAATTTAATGCTATGCAAATACTCTGCTCCGTAGCTACTAGAGGTAGATACTTTTCTACCCTTCCATTAGTACTCAATGCCATTATTAATCAGACCAGACTTCCAGATAAGCTGGTCATTTTTGATGATAATGATGAACCTTTAGATATGAGAAAAGAAATGATTTATTCTTATTTTTTTCAAATGCTAGATATTAAAGGGGTTCAATGGGAATGGCTATTTGCCCCTAAAAAGGGACAACATCATATTCATCAAATGGCTAATTTAATGGGGTTTGATTGGGTATGGAGAGTAGATGACGATTGCATACCAGAACCAAATGTATTAGAAAGATTATTTTCTTATGCTACAGAATTAAGTAATGTTGGTATGCCAGTTGGGGCAGTTGGTGGCTCTATCCTTACACCCCCTAATTTATTTGATACTTCTAAAACTACTGGCAAAGTAGCAGATATTGATAAAGAACCAAATATTCAATGGAATTATATAAAACAAACAAAAGAAGTAGAACATCTTCATTGTTCGTTCCTATATCGGGCTGGCATCCATGATTACAACTTAGGGTTATCCCGAGTAGCTCATAGAGAAGAAACATTATTTACTTATGGATTATTTAAAAAGGGATATAAAATTCTAACTGTTCCAAATGCTGTTTCTTGGCACATGAAAAATCCTCAAGGGGGTATTCGTGCTGAAACAAAAAAGGAGATGTATGAACATGATGAACAAATTTTTAGAAATATTATTCTTTATTCTGATAGTAATATTGTTGTACTTAATTGCGGGTTGGGCGATCACATCGTTTTCAATAGTATTTTGGACTCTATCCCAAATCCAATGGTCTTTGGGTGCTATCCTGAAATAATCCCTTGTCGTTCTATTGCAGAAGCTAAATCCCTTTTTGGTGATTTAGACCAATGGAGTATCTATAAAAAGATGGATCAATGGAAATGGACTGATAGCCTAGAAAATGCTTATAAAAAACTTTATTTATGATAATAATTTCGCCTTATGCCAAAAAATTAGTTAATGGCAAACAAAATCCAAAAAATTATCCTTACTGGAAAGAATTAATAGCTCTTATAGATGAACCAATANTCCAAATTGGGATAGAAGGTGAAGAACAATTAACGCCTGATTTTCGTAAAAATCTACCTATTTCAAAGCTTCGTAGTCTTATACAAGAGTGTAGGACATGGATTGGGGTAGATAGTTTTTTCCAGCACTTAGCTTGGTCTGAAAATAAACCCGGAATAGTGCTTTGGTCAGTATCAGATCCCCTTATATTTGGACATACAGAGAATATCAATTTACTTGAAAATAGGGTATATTTAGCTAAAAATCAGTTTTTGTGGTGGGATTTTACTGAACATGATGCTAGTAAATTTGTAAAACCTGAGATAGTTAAAAAATATTTATAAAAGGCTTTTATGTTCGATCAAACTGTATTCAATATTGCTTTAGCTATATCAGGATTTTTAGGTGGTTGGGTATTAAAAGTCATTTGGGATGCAGTTAAAGATTTACAAACAGCAGATAAAGTTTTGGTAGAAAAAGTAAATACCATTGAAATTCTTATAGCTGGAAACTATATGTCTAAACAAGATTTTGACAAAATTGCAATTGCCATTTTTGCCAAATTAGACAAAATAGAAGATAAATTAGACAAAAAGGCAGATAAATAATGTTTAAAACTATTTGTGCTTTACTTCGTAAAAAACCAGAAATTATGGATATTGTTTCTTTAAGTGAACCTTTAAAACAAAGACCAGCACTTAAAAAAGCAACTACTAAAAAAGTGGCTACTAAAAGAGTAGTTAGTGCTAAAAAAACAACGCCTAAGAAAAAAGTTAAAAAATAGGGTAATAAATATGTATGTCCGAAAACTTTGGGTTGTCCGAAGGGGCTAAGGGCGTAGCCCATGCCATTAATTCAAGTAGGGAAGCCAGTAAAGAGCTTTCTAAAAGCATTGAAGGAATACAGCAAGACGGATTAGATGTAGCTCAACGCAAAGCAAATGAAAGGCGAAGGGCAACAAGAGAAGCAGAATTAAAGAAACAAACAGCATTAATTAAAGCTTTAGAAGATTGGAACAAAAAGAAACAAATTAGTGACCAAGAAGCAAAATTAAAAATAGATTTTGTTAAAAAGTATGGTGCTAAAGAATGGGATGCTGTTTTAAAGATTAAGTTGGACATTGAAAATATGGAACGCAAAAACAATGAAGAATTTCAACATGATCTTAAAGAAGTGCGTAAAGTACAGTTTTATTGCTTTGCAGTAGCGGCTTTAATAGCATGGTATTTGACTTGGGGTTATAAGTTATGAATGAAATATTTACACATATTCTTACTGGTAAAGACAATACCACTCATGACATTGCAAAATGGGCATGGATGCTTGGTTTTTTGCTGGTTGGATGCTCTGCTATCTATTTAATCTATACAGGCAAAGAGATTAGCCTTACTGAGCTTGCTGGTGCTTTAGGGATTGTTTCAGGATCAGGTGCGGCTTCTGTTGCTGGAAAACAATTGGCTGGTGCAGAACCAGACCACAAATAATGTTTAAAAACTTATTATCAACAGTTTTAAACTTTGCTACTGGTGGATCATCAACTGTTTATTTTATTGTTGGAGCATTTTTAGCTGGTTCTTTTGGTGGCTGGTATGTTACTTCAGATCATTATGAAGCCAAAATTGTCAAAGTAAATCAAGTTGCTTTTGAACATACTACAAAAGTTATTGAACAACAGGCATTAATATCTCAGACTACCCAGAAAGATAAAGATGAACTACAAACTCGCTATGATGGCGTTATTGGTATGCTTAGAGGGATGCACAACCCCAGTTTATCAACAAACACCAATCCCACCATTGTCATACCAAGTCAAGGATTCAGATTACTTGAGCCAGATGCAGAAGTTCTTATTGGGTTTGCAAGACAATGCCAAAACACAGAAATAGAACGCAATGATGTTATTAACAAATACAATGCTTTAATGGTGAATAAATGAATCCAAGTCAAAACTGTTATGACCTTATTAAAGAATTTGAAGGTTGCAAACTAGAAGCCTATCCTGATCCGGGTACTGGCGCAGAACCTATTACCATTGGGGTAGGGCATACAGGTGGCATTACTTTGGGAACAGTTATTACCCAAGAACAGGCTGATGAATACCTTGTAAGCGATGTATCCCATGCCGCCAATGCTGTAAATCAAATGGTAGATGGAAGCATGACACAAGGACAGTTTGATGCTCTATGTTCTTTTGCCTTTAACTTAGGTATTGGAAACCTTAAAAACTCAACACTTTTAAAGAAATTAAATGGTGGGGATGTTGAAGGTGCGGCAGATCAATTTTTGGTATGGAATAAAGCGGCTGGTCATGTAATGGCAGGGCTTACACGCAGACGAGAAGCGGAGAGAACATTGTTCTTATCATGACAGATGTTTTTGATGATGCAAGTGATTTAGAATCATTGCATAGAGATTTGGCAATTAAAGCCATTAGAGATAAAAGAAAAGCTACTTATACTGGTTATTGTCGTTATTGCAATGAAACAATAGAGTTAGGTAGCTTTTGTTCTGCTGAGTGCAGAGAAGGTCAAGAACTAGAAGATAAGCTAAAAGGTATTAAAGGGTTTCGTTAACATTTCTCTTGTGCCTTTCTTAGTAACCAAACATTTCAATAAATCTAGCAATAATCATTCCTATTACAGGTAATCCAAGAATAACTAAAGCCCCAATAATT